AAATCAACATAAATAAGCACATGAGTAATTTATTTCACACCCTCGAATATGAAGCCTTTAGAGCTGGAATTACACCGCGGACTACACAGTCTCGCGATTGGTTCCGTGGCAAAATGAGTGCAATGAAGAACATCAATCGTAACACGTTGATGAAAGAAGAACCAATAACGTTGAAGAACCGTCAAGTGATAGGTTCAATGTATATGTTCTTCTACGATCCAAAGCACAAAGAGACGTTACCGTACTACGACTCTTTCCCGCTTGTTATCGTGCTTAAGCCCGCCGCTGGAGGGTTCTTGGGGTTGAACCTGCATTACCTCCCACCAGTGCTCAGAGCGAAGTTCCTAGACGCTCTTTTAGACGTTACAAACAATAAGCGATATGATGAAACGACAAAGTTTAAACTGACATACAATGCATTGCAGAATGCTGCAAGGATGAAATACTTTAAACCGTGTATCAAACATTACCTAACCGATCATGTTAAAAGTCGCTTTGCTATGGTCCAAGCTCCTGAGTGGGAAATCGCTGTGTTTCTTCCAACTGCAGACTTTAACTCGCAAGGCAAGACATACAACATCAATAGAGTGTATGCTGATTCAAGGAACATGATCTAATGGCTAGCATTGAAGAACTAAAAGGGTTAATCTCACAAAGTGGAGGAATGGCAGTACCAAACCTTTACAGAGTTGAACTGCCTTCTATTAATGGTATGTCAGCGCGGGACTTAAATTTGCTTTGTAAAGCTACCAATCTTCCTGGCAGACAAGTAATGACCAACACACGTACGATTGGTGCGATTGAGCAGAAGGTGGCTTATAGCGTAGCCACAGAAGATGTTAGTTTATCGTTCCATGTACCCAACGACTACAGGGTTCGGAAGTATTTTGAAGATTGGCAAGCTCTTGCAATTGATCCAAATACTCACGAGATAGGGTATATTACTGAATATGCTAAAACTGTAAAGATCCACCAATTAAAAAAGGGAATTGGATTACCACTATTTAATAACAATTTTCTAGATATAGATTTGATAAGTGCAGATAAGATTGTATACACGTGTGAACTCTATGAAGCGTTTCCAACAACTGTTTCTGCAATTGAAATGTCTGATCTTATGGAAAATGTTACTGTTGAACTACTTGTTCAATTGTCGTATCGCAAATGGAAAGTTGCTTGAAATTAATAAGGATGAAGTGAATGGCACTACCTAAGTTAAATAATACTCCAAAATATGATTTGGTTATTCCATCAACAAACAAGACGGTCAAATTTCGTCCATATCTTGTGAAAGAGGAAAAGATTCTCTTGCTTGCTATGGAAACAAAAGACGCCAGTCAAGCTCTGAATGCTGTGCTTGATACAATTGTCGCATGTGTTGATGACACCATCGACCCAAACAGCTTAACGACATTTGACATTGAATATATGTTCGTTAAGATTCGTTCAAAGTCGGTTGGTGAGACAAGTGATATTGGCATTAACTGTACAGAATGTGAGCATACTAACAAAGTGTCGGTTGATCTACAATCTATTGAGATAACTGTTCCAAAAACAGATTTTATGGTTCGACTAACCGACGATATTACTTTGGAGATGACATATCCACATTTTGGTGCAATGGCAAACAACAAAAGATTAACAAATTCGACATCTACAACAGAACAAACTTTTGAAATAATTATGTCAGTAATGAAAGCTATTCATACTGCTGAAGAACGAATTGATTTGAAGGACATTAGTCATAAAGAGATTGAAGAATTTATCGAATCAATGACGGGCGACCAACTACAGAAGATTAGAACATTTGTTGACACAATTCCTAAGATGACTCACGATGTTCATTTTAATTGTGTTAGCTGTAGTCATGCTAATACCTACACAATTGAAGGTATGCAGAATTTTTTTTAATAAGTCTATCTCACGAGGACCTGTCTAATTATTATACCAGTAACTTTAGATTGATGCGTGATCATAATTTTTCGTTAAATGAGATAGACGGATTAATGCCATGGGAAAAAGAAGTTTACGTTACTCTGCTGATGCAGTGGATCAAAGAGCAGCAGGAACATAATAAAGGATCATAGTAATGGCGGCCACGCTACAAGATATTGTTAATCAGTTAAAGAATAATAAAGAGTCATCTGACCTGACTAGCAAAAATGTTGATGAAACGACTTCAGCTGTTAAAAAGCTAACGGAGTCGATTGACAAATCTTTTACTATGTTCTTTCAGCAAAAGAAAATTGAGCGATTGAATCTCGATCCGCTTGAAGCTGAACGTGAAAAGAATAAGTCAAAATTTACTAAAAACTTTGAAGCGGGTCAAAAAGAAGGCCAAACGTCGTTGGGTGGCCTGGGAGACATGCTCGACATTGCTAAAATGATCTGGCCTGCTTTAGCAGCTCTTCCATTAGCAATTGCAGGCATGCGTGGATGGGAAATTCCAGTTATCAGCCGGCTGACTACAGGATTAATTAAGGGTTTTGGAAAGCTAGCTGATAGCTTCAAAGTAAAATTTAGTAGTGGTGTTGATGATATAATGCGTTCAGTGTTAAAGTCATTTGGCATTAATCCAGCGACAGGTAAAATGCTAAGAGACGCTAGAGGACGTTTTACTGGCCGAGAGATGAAAACCACCACCGCAATGATATCAGAAGCGTTTGATCTGTTGCGTTCAAATGTTACTAAAGCCTTTGGTGTTGGTGACGATGGTGGTAAAATTGGTCGGATTGTATCTAAAGCTGGTAAGCTAATGTACACTATCGTCAGTCCTTTTATATCAATTGGCAAAGCAGTTGGTGGTTGGATGACTGGGTCAGGGGCCAAAATGCTTGGCTTTTTAGATAGTGTTATGGGCATTTCGGGAGGTGTAGCAAACATTGGTAAGTTTGCTAGATTTGTTGGTAAGATTCTAAAACCAATTGGCTTCTTGTTTTCCGCTTACGATGGTGTGATGGCATTTATGAACACCGAAGGCACATTCATGGATAAGTTCGTTGCAGGGATTGGTGCATTCATTGGAGACTTTATTGGTGCACCTCTCGACTTGTTAAAAAGCATTGTCGCTTGGAGTTTGGAACAACTTGGATTTGAAAATGCTGCAAAATGGCTCGAGAGCTGGAGCTTTGAAACGATCATTAATGATGCGATTGGTGGTATATGGAATATGATTAAAAGTGCAGTAGATTGGGTTAAACTTTTGTTCACAGATCCTGGCCAAGCGTTAAGTGATTTGTTCTGGGGATATATTGGTTTATACGAAAGCATTGGTGAGTGGATATACAGTATTGCTGTTAAACCACTATGGACTTGGTTTGAGAATACATTTCCCGATTTGTCTACAGGAATCAAAGATCTGTGGAATACAGCTTTGGGCGGCGCTGCAGATCTCGGATCGTGGATTTGGGACAACTCGCTGGGTCCATTGATAGATTGGATTAAAGATCAATTTGGTGGTGTGGCAGAATATTTTGGTTTAGGTGCAGACTTAGGTTTACCCGAAAGACCACAAAGTTCAGGTGGATCAACAAATGCAAATCCACCAATGGGTCATGAGGGTGAGAATGGCCATTGGCAAGCCACTGACCGAATTGGTGGCAAGAAGTGGGTTCCAGATGAACCAGCACTTACTACAGTTCCAAAAGCAACAGGTCAAAAACTACAAGAAGAACAGAATACTCTTACCAGTCAGCAACGTCAGGCTTTGAGTGGTGGTGTAGTTGCAAACAGTGGCAACGTCACCAACAATAATAATAGAGGTGGGGATACTGTAATTAATTATGGAAACGGCGCTGCTCCGAGTCCATATGATCAGCGCAGAGGTGCTAGAGCCAACTATCTAGCAACACAGTAATAAAAAAGGCCCAACTTTCGCTGGGCCTTAACTTTAGCTAAATTAGCTAAAACTATTATCCTTGCGCAAGTTTCGCAAAGTAATCCATAGTTTCATCTGGTTCTGCAGTATCACTCATTGAGTGGTTCTCTGCAGTCTTCAACACAGGAGCATCCATCGTGTTGTCCAGAGTAGCAGTCTCACGAATCGTGCGAGGTGCAGACTCACCAAGAACCATATTCAAACGAGCTTTCAACTCATCATAGCTCTTGAATGTGGTAGGATCAACAAACTCACCAATTGCGTGTTGACAATTGTAGATGATTTCCAACTGAGCTTCATCACCACCAATCAAAGCAGATTGCGCTTTGAAGTACGAAGCATCGTACTTGGGTAGAGGCTTACCACCAACCAACTCCGAGCTGATCTTCAACACAAAGTCAGCACCTTCCCACATATCAAATGGGTTGAGAGGCTTCTCATCAGGAAACTGAGGCTTCATCGCAGCAGTGATCTTATCAAAGATCTTCTTACCAAAGCGATACAGTTTAACCTTACCTTCGTTCTCAGGATTCAGTTGGTCTGAGATCACAAGGATGTTTGTAACGTAGCGAAGGTTACGTGAACGTGAGCTAACGATCTTACGCTGAGCAGAACCATCGGCGCTCTCATTCCACATCTTCTGATTCAATTCAGAAAGCGGATCATTCTGGCTGAGAGTCGTCAACGACTTCTCAATATACCATTGACCGGTAGGGCCTTTGAAAGCGTGGTCCCAATAGCGGACCCAAGGAACAGTGCTTTCTTCTTTGCCAGGAAGGAATCGAATCACAGCGTAGCCGTTACCAGCTTTGTCACGTGTGGGATTCCAGAAACGATCGTCCGTAGTACGATCACGTGCACCAGATGACTTCTCAGCATCATTGATTAGCTTCGAAAGGTCGGTGCCACCACGTTTTAGGTTTGCAAAAGACATATTTTAGTTCTCCGTATGTTTAAATGTTTGAATGTTCGTATGTTTATTATAGAGCATTATATAGGGTTAGTCAATAGGTAACGTGTTCTGTCTAGGAAGATAATTCAGCTTCATTGCTTCCGCTTGAATCTTGTCCTTGAGGATTGGAGTAATGAACTTGCGGACGTCTTCGATCTCAACCTCATTGTCCTGACAGACTGAGATCACCGCATCCATGTAAGTGGAGTTTGTCGCTCGCACGACATCCTCAATTAGCTTTACGAACTTTTGCTTGGTTAGAAATTGCTTTTCTTCGATCATCGTCTTCCATTTCTTGTGTGTACAAGCCAATGTCAGCATACAACACACCGACAGAGCGCTTA